GCCGCTCACTGCGCCGTCCTTACTCTGATTCTCAGGGCTTCAAGGCTGGCACAATTGAGGATTACGTTCTGAGCTTTGGTCGCACCGGCAACGTTGGCCGAGTAGGCAAGATTGGCACCAACTACCTGCTGACCGGTAACCAGTTCGTTGCTTATGTCCGCAATGACCTGTACATCCGTCCGCGCGTAGGTCAGCCAGTCTCTACCTATGCAGAGCCACGCACTACCCCTCACGCAGACTATAATTTCCTGGTGTGGGGTGCTATGGGCCTGCAAGTCCGTAAGGATTTCAACGGTCGTAGCAAGGTTTTCCACGGCTACGGCAGCCAGACACCACTGTAATAAAAAGGGGCGAATAGCCCCTTTATTCACTGGAGATTTAATTAAATGCCTAGCAAGAAATATCGTGTTACGCACACTGGCCTGAACATCCTTGAAAAGGGCGTCATGCGCCAGCTTGAAGTTGGTGAGGAGTTCACGCACAACGACCTGCCAGATTTCTGGGCGTCCAAGGTGGAAGAAGTCAATTCGGCAGGCGCTAAAGAGTTTGAAGTTGCCACGCCAAAGGAAGATGAAGAAAAGAAATCAGTTCGCAACAAAAAATAGCGACCTGATTAACTTTTTGCAATATATTAGACCCGCTAATGCGGGTTTTTTATTAACTGTAAAAAGAGGTAACTATGGCTCAGCGCTATAACGTACTTTCATCTGGCACAACAGGATCAAATCGACTGCCAGTATCATCTGCAGATATCAGCTACCTTTCCCCTCTCATGGGGGCTGATTCCGACAAGGTTGATGTTTACCTTGAGTTCTTCGACTCTTCTGGCAATCCTGTCACTCCCACCGCAGGGCAGGTATTTGTTTACGGCTTGCCGGTAGCGCAGAACTGGCTTCCTGCGGTTGGCTCGCCAGTTAACGCTACATCTGTTAGCGCCGGAGTTAGTTCTTACGTGCCGCCTATGATGGATGGGCTATGCACCCAGGCACGTGTTAGGTTCGTAGGTATCATGGGTGCAGCAACTGCATCTGCCGTTGTGTACAAGAGGTAAAATATATGGCATATCCAAACAGAAGGGGCGGTGGTGCACCCGGCGCAAATGGTGCAGACGGAAAGCAGATTGAGCTTCAGGAAAGCAGCGGCTATGTTCAGTGGCGCTACGTGGGTGAAGCAACCTGGCGCAACCTGATGCCACTGTCAGACATCTCAGGTGCAGACGGACGCAGCGTTAACCTTCGCGTGAATACTGGATGGATTCAGTGGCAGCATGAAGGCGATTCATCCTGGCAAAACCTGATGAGCATGGATGACATGCGTGGGGAAGACGGCAAGGATGGTGAAGATGGTGCGGATGGCCCACCCAACCAGTTGAGTGTTGGTAGCGTCACATCATCAACGCCGGGCACAGCACCGCAGGTTACTATCACTGGCGAATCCCCAGCTCAGGTAATCAACTTCTCGCTCCCACAGCCACGCGATGGCGTGAATGGCAAAAATGCATCGTTACAGGTAGGCACTGTAACCTCACTGCCGGCAGGAAGCACGCCAACCGTTCAGATAACCGGCATAGCGCCAACACAGACTATTAATTTCGGCATCCCTTTGCCAATTAATGGCACCAACGGCACTAATGCGCAGAACAACACAATCACAATTGGCACAGTAAGCGCCCTGCCTGCTGGCGCTACGCCTACCGCATCAATCACTGGCGCATCACCAAATCAGGTGCTGAACCTGGGCATTCCGCTGCCACTAAACGGCACTAATGGCGCGAATAACACGCTTAACATCGGCACAGTTTCGAGTGGGCCAGCAGCAGCAAGTATCACCGGGAGCTCACCTAACCAGACGCTTAATCTGGTGTTGCCACCAGGAAGCCCAGGCGCCAATGGCACCAACGGAACAAATGGTGTCGGAATCGCGTCACAGGCGATCACCTATCAGCAATCAGCATCCGGCACTACTGCACCAACTGGCACATGGACTGCAACCATCCCGGCAATCACCAAAGGCACATACCTGTGGACGCGCATAGTGCTGACGCTGAACGATGGAAGCTCATCAACATCTTATGCGGTGGCATATCAGGCAGTCGATGGTGCGAATGGCACAAACGGGACTAATGGTGCCAATGGTGCAAACTACACCCCGCAGGCTATGATTACCCGCACTGTCACAGTTGCCACGCCATACCAGCACACTGACCTGACCAAGCCCTTCAAGGTAATGCTGAATGCGCGCTCTACGCAGACAGTTACTGTCGCTGGGGTGGCCAATGACCGTGTTGAGTTACGTGTTGGCCCGAATGCAGCAGCTGTAGCCCCTGGAGGCACTGGAGGATTCTCTGTAGGAGTATGGGAGTCTGGAATCACAGGCATTGCGCTAATGATTGGTGCTGCAGTTCAGGATGGCGGACAGGTCACGGCTGGCATACCAGCCGGATGGTACTTCCAGATAAACCGACTGGCAGGAACGTCAGCCACGATTGTCAGTTGCTTTACTCAATCAATGAGCTAATAAAAAAGCCCCGCGAGGGGCTTTGTTTTAGTCTGCCAGTTTTACGTTGCTTATTTCACCTGCGGCGATGGCGTCGTAAATAGCCAATGCATGAACTTTCCCCACGGGTGAATCCCAGTCAGTCAAGTCGTCCAGGTGGTCGCAAAGTGACTTTGCGAATTCTTCACGCTTGCGCTCTGCTTCGGTAGGGATAGGATTTAATGCCATGAAATGGTATTCATCAGCATCAAGAGCGGCGCCGACACCTGACTTTTTCCAAAATCCAAAAACGCAGCCAGAAGATAAATGTTCTACTTTAAAGTTCCACCAACCAGCGCCGGGTGATTTTTTTCTAGCTCCACACTCAGTCCCAACCGGCGGCAACCCTTCGCCGTTCCATGCTGGCTGCTGCGATGCGGAAAGTGCTGCTTCGTATTGCTCGCGGGTTACGAAAAAAGAATCATCCAGCATTCTGCTTGGAGTGAAGAGTCCACGATAATTCTCGCAGAGCATATCCAAGCGAATGCCAAACTCGCGATCAGGTCTTAACTGTTTGTCATAATCCTGTCCAATGCGCTTTATCCCTTTAGGCCACCCGCCACGCTTAGGTAATTCCTGAACTAATAATTCAATCAGTTTCATTTTCATCTCCGCGTTTATAATTAATTATGCGTTAAATACTTCTGCTTTCTTTGCGTTTTCTCGCACACAGAACCCAATGCCTGCCATTACAAGTGCGCAAATAAGATAGAAGATGGATGTAACGATAAAGCCACCAATGCAGAGCGCGATAAACATGCAGCCAGTCTGAAGCCATGAAAAAAATCTACCTACGGGTCCATGGGAAAGATAAACCTGACTTGCCTCGATCTTATCTTCTTCCTTGCCAGCAGAGTAAATCACAGCTTCGACCAAGAACACAAAAACGCAAAGCAACACTGATAACCAGCAAAGCGCGACGCCAATGGTAGAGTACTGACTTTGTCCGGTGATATGCGCGTAAACAATAGAACCGAACGCCGAAGCCCACAATGCAAATCCGATAATTTTACTTTTCATTAAACCTTCCTCATGAATGAATGTTATCTACGACGCTTAATCTACGTCATAGGCATGACCCTGTCAACATGTGATACAATCTCAGCACCAAATTTATGGAGATTTAATTAAATGGCACAGGCAAAACCGGCAGCACCAAAACCAAAATCAGCAGCAGTAAAACCTAACGGCAGCTCACGCGGCCCATCTCGCGGCGGGCGTAAGTAATATGCTCAGCCTGGACATCACTGTTGCGGTTATGTATCTGCTCGCCGTTATTGTGACGCGCAGGCTGGCATTCGTTATGTTTCTTCCGGCGCTGTTGATGTCAAATGTGCTTGCTGGTTCGCCACTGGTTGACTGGCTATCCACTGACAAAAACAGCCCGGAGTTCATCTATTACCTGGCGCAAAGCATGATTTGGCTCTTACCTCCAATGCTTCTGCGTAAATCGCCACGTCTGGCGCTGTGTTCACTATCAATGTGCATTTACGAATGGCTGGTTTCGGTTGAATCATTCATCTGGCAGTACGTCACGCCAGTTGAAACGCCGCTACATTCAGAGTACGCATTCCTGGTGGTCGCAATCCATCTTGTTAATCTTTCTTCTGCGACCAAATGGGGCGGCGAAATTGGATATCTTAATTGGCCTTTTAGTCATCGCTCTCGCTCTATGGCGAATCTATAAAGTCTGGTCGGGAATAATCAGAGAGGTCAGAAATGAACGAAAGTCTGCGACAGGCAGCCGAGCAGGTAATCAGCGGAACGGCCGGTCAGATAATCGATAAAGCCGGGTATGCTTCAATTGGCACCGGCATTGGACTTAAAGCGGCAGGAACTTAAGTTATAATGGCCCACGCCACAGGATTTATGAGTCTGTCCCTGACTGAATGGGCAGCTATAGCTTCTATCGCGGGTGCCATTTCTCTCGTTGTGAAAAACATCTTTGAGATGTGGTGGAAAGCACGCATGGAGAAAAAGTATGGCCGCACCAACGACTGAAGAACTGATTGCTGCGCTGTCCGGGCGTGGCGTTACCATGAGCGCTATTGAGGCGACAGGAATCCTGTGCCTGCTGGATTCAATCACCGAATGCCTTGAGCTGAATTATCCTGGTGATGAGTGCCGCCAGAGCGCAATCCTGCTTTATGCTGCGCTCCTGCTCTCCACATCCACATCAGGCCGCTACGTCACAAGCCAGTCAGCTCCGTCGGGTGCAAGCCAGTCATTCGCCTACGGCACGAAACCATGGTCATCTGTGTACAATCAGATGCGCCTCCTTGATCCTGCAGGGTGCACCGGTGACTTAGTGGCCGACCCCAATGAAACTGCAAAGCCATTCTTCAAGGTGGTAACTGGCTCACGGAGATGCTTCTGATGACCAGTATTGCCCGGTTTTCTTACACACAACCAGCTACCGTATGGCATCGTCAGGAGCCGGATGAAGATGACCCGATGGCGGTGGAAGGTGGATTTTCTGCGCCAGTGGCGATCATGTGCGACTACGGATTTAACGGCAAGGTAATGACCGACCAGTCAGGCAATGAAATCGTTGCCAAAGACACATACTGGACAGAGTACGTTGGTATCAAGGAGCATGACTACATTGTGCTGGGAATATCTGCCGAATTAAACCCGCTGGATGCTGGTGCGCAGGAAGTACTGAACGTGATTAATTATGGAAATACCTTTAATCGAGCTGAACCACCAGACTTTGCGATCATCACGGGGTAATAATGGCTGGCAAACTGATGGGTCTCAAGCAGGCACAGCAAAACCTGAATAAGATTGTCGATGAGATTTCGTCGCAGAAGATTGTGACCGCGCTCACCAGTGCCAGCATCATCATTGCCACTGAAGCAGCCAGCATGACGCCCATCGATACCAGTACGCTGATTAACAGCCAGTACCGCACCATTGATGTGAATGGCACGCGCGTTACAGGTCGGATTGGTTACTCTGCCAACTACGCGCTGTACGTGCATAATGCCAGCGGCAAGTTGAAAGGCCAGCCGCGTGCAAATGGCAATGGCGCGTACTGGGGGCCAAACGGTGAAAGCAAATTCCTCGACAAGGCTGTCGAAAACACCCGCAGCATGGTTGATGCCGCTATTATGCGAGAGATGCGCAGATGATTGACATGACAGATCGCGTTACTGCGTACCTGAAAGATGCTGGCCTGACTGACGGCTACAAAGTTCAGGAGATGTTCTGGCGCGATACGGGAAAGGCGACTGATAAATTTATTGTTATTCAGCCAGCAGGAGGCACATCAGTGACTGATGACCTGTCGAATGATTACTTCGCAACGGTCTGGGTTCTTGGCGTGCAGGGTGGAACCGACCTGAAGGATGTTGTCACTCGTGGGCGTGAAATCATGCAATACGTGAAAGACAATGCGGTTGATTCATGCCTGGGATATGTGCGGTTGTTAAATCCATTCCCGACGCCAGTGCAGACTGAAGAAAAGCGTGTTGCCATCCAGATTTCACTGCTTATCCGATACGGAGAATAAAAAAATGCCGCACTAGGCGGCTAAAGGGTGGTGGTGCAGGGGTGATTTGGTTGTGATGGAGAGACTCGAACTCTCACTCGCGTTCAGCATTATTATCATGGCCTGCCGCGCTGGATTACTCCAGTTGATACATTACTCTACCCATTCAACCAGCAAGCTGGAATTGAGTTACATCACAACGGAAATATCACTGCCGGTGTCCGAATTGAACGGACCTTTTCGTTGCCCATCGCCAGTTTGTAAGCTGGTGCAAGGAGTTGAACCTCGCGTTATGCCTTGCTCGTCAATGATATTACCTGTTGTGCCTTCGTCTTTCCGAAGTGTCAAACCTAATAGCCAGGCTGGTTAAACCCCCTCACAGTAGGTCACATAACTGCGGCTGAAATGAATATACTGCCTTTATCTACTGCCGTCAAGCATCATCATTGCTGTGATATAATCGGGGCGCTATAGCATTTACTTTAACGTTAGAGGATAAGAACATGGCAATTTGCCCTAATGATACGATCAAGCTAGTTGGCCGCAACGCCACACTCGAAATCGCAGATGGCTGCCCAGACGTCTTGCCAACCGAGGCTGAGTGGAAATATGCAGGAGCACTGACAACCAAGGGCTTTGATTTCAGTCCAAACACAGTAACTTCTGAGGCTGACGACACAGGCGGCTTCCAGGAGTCTCTGGTGACCAACTCAGATTTCACTATTACCGCTGAAGGTGAAGTGCGTACTAATGATAAATCTGACGAGTATGGTTTTGGTCGCATGGTTCTTTACTATGCAACTGAGCTTAAAGCGCGCCGCCAGCCTACCGTATGGGTTCGGCTTGGTTTCGGGCCGGTGACAATGATCATGTACGCGACAATCACCGCATTGAGCGGAGATGCTGGCACGAATGACATTGTTACTTTCTCAATGGAGCTGCACCCAGCCAACTCCGACACCGTTACCATTGAGGAGGCTGCATAATGGCAACTATCACCCCAACCTCAGTGCGCGGAGCTGGCGGTCCTGGCACTCTGACCGTCACTGTGCTGACCGCATCTGACACGCTGGTTTACAGGCCAACGCAGTCTCAGGTGCTGATTCTGCGCAACGACACAGGCTCATCTAAAACGGTGAACATTGATGGCGCTAACGCAAGCACGATTTCACCGAGCGGATACGGCGGCACTATCAGCGTTGCTGGCGGTAAGGATATCGTGATTGCGGATGGTGCTTCTGCATTTGTTCGCCTGAGCGATATCAAAGCATTCCTAGCTGGTGTTATTGCCATCACTGGCGGCACTGGCGTTGAAGCTATGCTTATTGAGCAGTAATAAAAAGGCCCCGAAAGGGGCCTACTTGTTTGCCTCATAAGCCGCCCTAGCAAATCCGCGAGGAGTAAGTGAGCGAAGCTGCTTTGTTTTGGTAGATGCCCCACCTAATGATTTCCAACCCCAGAAACAACCGATGTGCTCAACTGGTTTTTTCTCTGGCATCACGAATCCATTCCCCGCCCAGATGCATGTTTTCTTGGTGTACCCATCACGCGCCGGCATCTTTGGATGAATTACTGGCTCAAAACCTGACATATACCCACCGTACTCATAAGGGTCGAAGTAATAATCTGGCTTTCGCCATTCTGTGCATAGCTTTCCTACTGGATTCTCAACCATCCAAGGACAAGAGAAAACATCACCCAAGCGCCGTGCAACTTGGGCAAGTTTCACATCGGTTTCTATTTCTGACTCATCTCTTTCATGCTTACTTCCGCATCCGGCCATATTGGTGCATGATGGAAATGAAAAAATAAAATCAGGCGCTGGATAATCGGCAAAGCAAGAGTTTGGCTCAATGAATTTGTTCACATAAAATAAATTATCATGCTTCATTTTCACTGCGTACTCACCGTGGTCAGCATCGTCAGCATTAAAGCAGTAAACATGATGCCCAGACATAGCCCACGGTAGGCCCATAATTCCTGAACCATCAAACATGCTCCAGATAATCACAGAGATTCCCCGCTCATCATCTCAACCAGCGCCCGTGCCTTTTCCTCTGCCTCTTCTTTGCTGAACCCCTGGTCAACATAGAGCGCACTGTAAAACTCAAAGTCAGCCTGCATTTCTCTGTCGTCCATGATTAATCCTCGTAGTTGTTATTGCTGGCCCAAATCATTGCCAGCAGCCAGCCAGCACCAGTACAGCCAAGGAAGAAGTTTAAAATAAAGATTGCGCTGCGTTGCTTGTGTTTAGCTTTGTAAGCCTGAATGGTTGGCACGAAGTAAACCAGCAATGCTGCGAAAGCGATAAGACCAAAAACAAAGTAATTTTCCATCTGTTAATCCTCATGTGTTGTCTGATGAGTTGAATCTACGACACCATGATTCAGCTGTCAAGCGTGGTATAATCGCGAACATCAAAAAGAGGATTCGCGATGCGCACACCAATCACCGAAATTGGCGAGATGATTATCGGATGTAACGATAAGCAATTTTTTCTCAAGCCTTCATTCCGCGCCATGATGGCAATTGGCTCACCTAAAGACATTGTTCACACCTATGCTGTGCTGAACGGGCTTGATGTGCGCAATGCAGTAAGTCAGTCCATGAGTGCGTTTGGTTGTGTACCGATGTTTATCGCCAAGACCCTCACAACTAAGCACTATCAGCGAAGCATCCTGAGTGCAGCGCAGGTTGTCATGCAGGCTTGCTGTGATGAAGATTTATCATTAATGATTGGCGGATGGAAACCTGGAAAGCGCGGCATGGTCTATGTGATGGGCGCAATGCCGGTCGGTGATATCGTTAAGCTGGCAACGCACCTGATGGAGCATGGCATCATCGGTAAATCGCCACTTAAGCAACCACAACGCAGCGCTGACTCTGGCAAGACTACACAGGAATTCCATGCTGTCGAATACATCTCATCTGCTCGTGCGCACTTCGGCATGAGTCGCGAAGACGCTGAAGACCTGACCATGACTGAAATGCAGATGATGATTAAGTCGAAGTATCCAGAGCCCAAAGGCTACACGCGCCAAGAGTATGACTCTCTATATGAGCAACGAAACAAACTGCGCGCCGAGCGCCTGAAAAAAGAAGCAGAGAAGAAAGGAGCGCAGCTGAATGGCTAACGAAAATGCTGGTGGGATTTATTACGAAGTTGGCGCTGATGTTGCTGACCTACTTACGGGTGCTAAACAAGCTAACGATGCTCTCGCGGGAATTGAGAAAGCTGCAGGTAAGGCATCAGACGGATTAAAAGCAACTGATGATTCAGCTAAGAAGGCTGGAGACTCCATTGGTGGAGCAGGAAAGGAGGCATCAACTGCCGCCAGGGTAATTGAGCGCCTCGGTAATGAGGTGGCAGTTCTTGCTGAGCAGCAGGATAAAGGTGCTCGCAGTGCAGCAGTGCTTTCAGCCCAACTTGCAGCTGGAGAGGGCGCAAGCCAGGAGCAAGTCCGCACCATCGGCCAGCTGGCTGGGAAGCTATTTGATGCCAAGCAGCAGATGGATGATTCTGCCAAAGCAGCTCTGCAAAATGCTCAGTCCATGAAGCAGGCTGCTCAGGAGTATCAAAGGACAGAAGGTGCTATATCATCACTTGAAAGAAATCTTGATTTAGCCATCACTGAGATGGAATCTGGCTCCAGGGCTGCAGCAGTTCTGGCCGCTCAGTTGCAGGCTGGAGCTGGCGCTACACAAGAGCAGCGATCCAGAATTGAACTACTTGCCGGAAGTCTTTATGACATGAAAGCAGCTCAAGATGCAGCATCACGCGCAGCATCTGAGCAGGCAAAGTCAGCAGCCGCACAGGCTCGCGCTCTTGCACAAGAAGCCTCTGAGGCAGCTAAAGTAAGAGGTGCAGCACAGTCTTTAAGAATGCAAATAGCAGTACTGGATGAAGAACAGAAAAATGGAGCACGTAGTGCCGCCATGCTGTCTGCAAGACTCCAGGCTGGCTCCTCTGCTACTGCTGCTCAGCGCAAAGAAATTGGAGAGCTAGCTGGCAAGCTTTATGATCTGAGAAATGCTCAAGATCAAAACGTAAAAAGTTCCAGCGGACTAAAAACAGGCCTGACCGCCATTGCTGCAGCCATCTCGGTCGCTCAGATTGTTTCATATGCTAAGGCTTTCCTTGAAACAGCTGATGCAATGACGCAGCTTCAGGCTCGTATTGACCGCCTGTCTCCGAGCGCAAAAGAAGGCGCGGCCACATTCCAGTCTTTGGCAATGATCGCATCGTCGAGCGGGTCAAGCCTACAGGAAACTACAAAGCTCTGGGAGCAGCTTACCAGCTCTTTAAAGGGTGCTGGTGCAACGAATGGCCAGGTCTTGGCGCTGACCGACACGCTGCAGAAGATTGGCAGAATTGGCGGCTCATCAACTGAAGAGATGTCCAATGCCTTGAGGCAGTTTGGTCAGTCAATATCTGGGGGTACGATTCGCGCAGAAGAATTCAACAGCATCCTGGAACAGATGCCTGAGCTTGCTCGACAGATAGCTGCTGGCCTTGGAATTAGCGCGGCGAATGCTGTCGGTGAGCTTCGCAAGCGGATGCTCGAAGGGAAGCTTTCAGCTGAAGATGCGCTCAATGCAATCATGTCCCGCACATCAGACGTTAACAGTGAGTTTGAAAAGCTGCCACGCACCACCGGCCAGGCAACAAACAGCCTCAGTATTGCATTCCAGGAGCTTGTTAAGCAGGTTAATGATGCGACTGGAGCTAGCGGACTCTTGGTAAAAGTTATAGACAGCCTCACATCGTCAATCGACCACCTTACCGGCAAGGCTGCAACAGCCACTCAGCAGATGGCTGAACTTACCAGCACTGGGGAAATGTATGCGCGCCGCGCTCGCACATGGGCTGCAATTGGCTTAGATGGATGGGCAGAGCAGGCTCAGGGCGTATCTGCGCTAAGTAACCGTGCCGCAATGTTGGTTGGAGACCTGAATGCAGTAACTCAGGCAGGCAAAAAAGCAGCTAATAACCAGCCGATAAAAATTGCTGGCAGCGGTGGCGATGACAAGGAAGTTCAGAAGCTTGAGAAAAATACCAAGCGTAAAATGGAGCTGTCCAGGCTTGAGGGTGAGGCACGTGCGCGTCTTCAGGCTCAATATGATGCTGAGGATGCTGGCATTAAGGATTCTGGGCGTATCAAGGCTCTGCAGGATGAGTATGCTGCTACTGAGCGCAACACATCGGCCAAGAAAACCAGTAATGCTGAAGGAAAGAAAACAGAAACACAGCAGGCAGCAATTAATAATAAATTAGCAGAGCTGCAGCAGCGATCAAGCCTTGCAGCCGGGAGCACCGCTGAACTTTCCAGGCAACAAGTTATTCTCCGCGCCGAACAATCGCTTGGTGAGGGCGCTACTAAACAACAAATCCAGCTTGCAGGCGAGCTTGCGGCCAAGGCTTATGACACTGCAGCCGCATTAAAGGCTCAGACAGAGGCCGACAAGGCAAGAATGAGCCTTCAAAACCAGTTTCAGCAAATTCAAAAAACAGCAAAACCATCTATGGCTGCTGATGAAACTTACAAGCAGCAAATGCTGGCCATTGAGCAATATAAGATGGCCTATCCCCAGAGTATTGCTGAGGCTGAGGCTGCACGTGCAGCTATTGAAAAACAATACAGGGATAACCGTACCGCACTGATGTGGGCAGAATGGCAGCAGCAGAGTCAGGCCGCCACAGTATTTGGTGAGGCCCTAGACACCTCACTTAATACAGTGTCCAGCTCCATTACTGGCGTATTAAACGGCACGCAGAGCATCAATGAAGGCCTTGCTAACGTCGCCAATACCGTACTGAGCAGCGTGGTTAACTCATTCGTCCAGATGGGTGCTGAGTGGGTTAAATCTGCCATCATGGGCCAGACCGCTCAGGTTGCAGCAATCAGCACGACCACGGCAGCATCCGTAGCTGGCACCGCAACAACTACCGCAGCATCGACGACAGCTGCAGCGACTACAACTGCGGCATGGACTCCTGCAGCCATCGTTGCATCCATCGGATCATTTGGTGGCGCAGCTGCCATTGGTCTGGCTGCAGTAGTAGCAGCGCTTGCGTTCTCTGGCGGGCTTTCTGGCAAGCGTAAAAACGGCGGCCCTGTTCGGGCAGGAAGCATGTATCAGGTAGGTGAAGGGGGCATGCCTGAAATTTATCAGGCTTCATCAGGTCGCCAGTACATGATCCCCGGCGATAATGGTTCGGTAATAAGCAACAAAGACATGATGAGTGGCAGCGGCACATCAGGTGGCGGGCTGGTGGTGTACAATAACATCCAGAACAACTCATCTGCTAATGTTAGCTCAAGTGCACAGCAGAATGCTGATGGTTCATTGACTATCAGTACATTCATCTCAGACATGCAAAACGGCGGACCAATGTCTCAGTCTATCGGAAGCACATTTAATACTCAGCGCAAGGCTAACGAATAATGGCGATACCATACCCTGACTGGCTACCCCTGGCGCAGCGCGCTAACAAGCAAATGACCTTTGATACCGGCTTTCGCACTGACCAGCCTGCAGTGGGCGCGCCGATTTACCAGAAGCTGACCGATGACCTGAAGACTCAGTGGTCCCTTACATGGATTTTCACGCTGCAGCAGGAGCGTGCATTTCAGTTATGGCTGCGCAGCCCTGACTACCTGGACAACTGCTCGCAGTGGTTCACTATGCCCCTGGATATCGGTGGTAGTGGTTTGCAGCAGCAGGAATTGCACTTCACCACCTTTCCTGTGCAGGCATCAATCAGCGGCGGCACCGTGACATGGACTGCCACGGCGATAGCACGCGAACTGAACAATACTGATGATGAATTCGACGACATCATTATTGAGCTGTCGCCGGACTGGTACTCATGGCTGGATGAGGTGGTTAACCGTGACCTTCCCACCTACCCCTATGCAGTTCCACTGGATTTAACGGTGACTGACGATGCCTAGTTTTCGCGAATACAAGTCAACGCGCCCTGCGCGAATTATGTATGACACGATTACGTTTTATCACCCTTCATTTGGCTATATCTATCTTGTAGCAGAGCAGCAGAAGGTTATGACATTTGAGGGGCAACAATTCCAGCCTGTGAGAATGGAGGTTGTGTCGAGCCAGCAGAGCAACACACCGGTAATTAATGCCACAGTTAAATTCTCCAGGCTAGCTCAGGACTTCAAGCAGAAACTGAAGTTATGGCGTGGGGCGAGTCGTGTCACGCCAATCACCTGTACATACAAGCGCTATGACTCAATCGACATCAATACTCCACTCAAGCCATGGACACTCTATGTATCTTCTGTTTCGATGGACGATAGCGATGTGACGGTAGCTGTGACAGTAAAGAATCCGATGAATAACAACATCGCACTACTCTATAACGTTGACGAATTTCCGGGGCTGGTAAATGTCTAAAGATGAATTCATTGCGTTAACGATTGGCAAGCCGTGGAGAAATCGTGCTATCGGATTTGATAGCCTTGATTGCTGGGGCCTGGTCTGTTTGTACTTCTCTCGCGTCCTGGGAATTAATGTCCATCACGCCCAAAGTTACGACATGGGAGCTGAGTTCATGACATGCTTCACCGATGAGGTGGTGTTCTGGTCACGAGTCACGCTGCCGGAAGAAAGCTGCATCTTTGTAGCCTATGTCGGTTCTGCGCCAGTGCATGTTGGCCTTGTTATTGATGGTCAGGCTTATCACTCACGAGCTGAGTGCAGCCATGTCAGATTTGATAAGATACGGACTATCGAGAAGCTATTTACTAAAGTGGAATATTACACTTATGCCAGTAATTGACATCCAGCGCGTACCCGGCCTGCCTAAAGAGCGATTTGAAGTTGCTGCGGGAACCAATTTCTTTAACTGGCTGTGTCTGCATGACTTGCATGCTGATATTGCTATATCAGTAAACGGTGAGCGCCTGAATGATGATGATGACCTGTCATTTATTTTAAATGATGGTGACCATATTGTTATTTATGATCAGCCTAAAAGTGGTGATTTGATTCAGACGCTGGTTAACCCGCTTGAGCACTTTAACCCTATCAAGTTTACGCAGAAGGTTTTTGCCGGACTCGCTGGCAATCAGGCTGCTGGCACAACAGGGTCAACAAAGACCTCGCCTAACACTAGCCTTAAGCAGCAAACTAACATCGCCCGCAACGGCGAAGCTCGCCCTGATAACTATGGCCAGGTGCGGGCTTTTCCTGACCTTATCCAGAGCTCCCTGGAAGAGTATATTAACAACATCAAGTACATCACGGAGTTCATGAATTTTGGCATCGGTCGTTATGATGTCAGCTCTGTCCGTTACTCAGAGTCAAACCTCGGCGCACTTGCTGGAGCCAGTTACACTGTATATCAACCAGGTGAAAACATTGGCACTATCGTTCAGCCATATCCATTCGATGACGTTGATGGACAGGAGGTCCCAGGGAAAAATGAGGCTACTGAGGACGGGTCGAGCGTTGTCATTGAGTCTGCCACAACCACAAGCGTCACAAATGCGCAATATGCTGGCGGACAGTTACAGGTCAAGATCCCCAAAAACAGCGCATTTGATTACTTTGTTGCTCTGGCTTTTCCGCATGCAGTAAATTTCACAGTAAATGTGACGTATGCAACTCCATCTGGAAATCAGACTCAAAACATCACCCTTTCTGGTAATCTGATTTCAGCTGTTGAAACTAATGACGGTGGCATTCCACCAACTCAGTACTGGTACACATTTACAATAAATAACCTCCAGGGCACGAATGCCAGTTATGTTTTTACCGGAACTATCAACAATACTTACTTCAACTTGACTGATAATCAGGCTCTAACCATTGGACCATTCTTCTCTCCTGTCCCGTCATCTCAGTTGTGGATTAATACAAGTTCGGGTCTTGGAGGGAATAGCGAGACAAACTGGCAGGTGACAATCTGGAAGGTTGATGATGA